TGCTCCTACCGTAACTGGGTCGATTTGTGGATTCTTAGGTTCATAACACTCAGGACATACTTTATTACCCTTCCAACTCATACGCATGACACGATAGGCATAAGCCCACCCGCAAGTATCACAAACTGCTAAAGCATGTTTACCCGATGCATATGCCATTAGATATATTCCCTCCTGGGAACTAAATGTACCACAGAGCGATCTTCATCGTAACGTAATGCATTAATTAAATCCTTCTCATATTGTTGTTGCAAAATAGGAAGTTTCTGTGTATTCTTCTTAAGACATAAATAATATGCCAATCCTGAAACCAAGGGGGGAATAAACCGACTTGGTAAATCAAAATCATTGGTGGAGGCCGAAGCATCTTCAATTCTTCTCCACGCATAGTAAATGAGTTTATCCGTTGAATTGTTGGGTGTTGGATATAAATGAATTACTGGGGTTAAAAGCCGTTCTAACCAATATTGTGTTGGACGCGCCTTTGTTCCTTTAGTTGGAATTCCAATAAATTCATTTCTATCTACCCGCGTAATAGGATAATCAGTAACTATATCATTCTCAGTTTTTTGAATATACGCGTCTAAAATATCAATATCGTAAGTATTGATACTATATTCGCTAGTTCCTTCGGTTACTGTAGTCGTTACTTTCGCAACTTCCCACATTTGCACACCACGATTAGACCAGTCCGCAAACATGATATTTAACGAACGTCTTGCCGTAACTGCATCATACGACGTGCGGGCTTCTAAACCCGCAAGTTCGTATGCTTCTTCTATTGCTGTCGCTACATTTAAACTAAATGTGCGAGTTCCTGAAGTCGCCATTGTTTAAGATCCTGGTGCTTCGTAATACTTTAAAAATTCACACCAAACAGTATATTCATTACCTGCATCAGCAGTTGAGGGAATTACTAAAAGTACATCCCCCGTATAACCTGTAGCTGATGTATTCTTTAAACCTCCAAATGAACTAAAGTCAAATGAATTATCGTAAGCTAATGTTAAGAAAGTTACATCAGTATCTGCATCCCAATCAAGGGAGGCTGGAGCATCCGTTCCCCCACCTACACTGTACCATATCTTATTTAAAGCTACATGAGCACAAGACTCACCATTTAAAGTTGATGTATTCAATGCAGAAACATCAACTAACGTGGTACTACTTGCACTACCGTCTGAATAAACTGAGCAGTAAACAATTAAAGTTTTCTCACCATCTAATTGATTAGTAGGACCTGTGACTGTATTAGCCATAGTTTACCTCCTATTTTTAACTATCCGCAAATGGTGTTACTATAGTTCCTGAACCTAGTATTAACCCTTCTACAGCATATTTAGCACTTGCTATCGCAGTTATTCTTATAATACTTCCTGCCAGCCCACCTTTAGTAGAACCGTTTTGTGTAATAACATCGTTGGATGCACCAGAAATAAAAGTCTTACCCGTTGCATCGTCTTTACCAGTATAAAGACCACCTACAAACTTATCTGTACCATCAGTTACTATATCCATATCTGTAGCAGCAGTTACTACTATAAAAGTGAATTGGGCACCTAAGTTAGCTAATTGGTTTGGATCTGTTTTATCCGCAGGTTCTGTAACTACAATGCTAGGAAGTGTAAACACTCCGTCTGCATCATTACATAAAAGTGCTCTACCTGCATGTGAAGCTACTGTAATTGTAGTGTTAGCAGTTAAACTCACTACGGAGTTATATCCTGCACTATATAAACCAGCAAGAGATCTTACTGGACCTGAAAAAGTTGATTTAGCCATTATCTTCTCCTAACTAAAACTGCTGCATCATCTTGGAGTACGTCTGCCGAGTCAGTTGATACAACAAATTATCTCGGATTAAAAAATAAAAATAGGGGGAGGAGTAAACCCCTCCCCAAATTCTTTACGCTCCTGGCGAGCCAAATATGCCTCTCCAGTCGCTCCAACCAAAGCTATAACGTTCTCTTGCCTTGTATCTAACATTTCCAGTTTCAAAGTCACCTTCCATGCTTGTTGATACAGCGGTACGAACAAAATGCTTCAGACCATTAGGTACGTCAGTTTTGACGAACCATGCATCAGTATCTGTTAGATAGTGATTTACTGCGTAGCCTTCTGAGACCATGCCCATATTGCGAATCGCATTAATATCATTATCAGCAGTACCGACACGTCCTGGTGTTTCTAAGAGTCTGTCAGCTACAAATTGCAACGCGGCTGGAATTATTAATTTCCTAGCCTGCGCATTGATCTTAAGATCTCTTTCATCTTTAAAAGCAGCAATATCAATTAATGCTTGTTCCAATGAAGTTTCATTAAGATCGGCAGATGTAGATAACTCGTTCTTCATATCCACATTACCTACAGTGGGGTGATCGGTGGTCATAAGAGCCTTACCGTCTCCTCCAACATAAGATGAACTAAAGCCATTGTTTAAAACGTTAGCCGCTTTAACCTGCTTGCTTTGTTGCATCGAACGTGCTAAAGCTTTCGTGTATCGAGAAGAAATTGTATCGTAGAGATTATCTTCGATTGCTTCTTCTGTTAACGAGAAAGCCAAAGCTACTGTGTCATGTGTATAACGAGCCGTCCACGCTTCCTGTGCAAAATCATAGACAACAGGTGCACCTTCTCCCTTCACGGGAGCCTCACTAAACCCAGTGAGCATTACTTCTTCCTCAAAAGCTCTTTCAGAACTTTCAGTGTCAAAGATATCTTCATGCTCATTGTTATAACGCTCATATTCCAAACCAAAGAGCGCATGGAGTCCAGGTACTAACTCTTTAACGAGTTGTGCTCTGTTAATTGCCATTTCTTATCTCCTTAATTTAGACTGCAAACGTTGAAGTCGGGAATGTGAAGTAAGCTCTAGCATTAGCCCCAATTGAATTACTTGGGTCTAGATTAAAGCCTACACACAGTGCTATTCCACTCGAAGTAGTTGCTGTAACACCTTCTTTCGACCTGCC